TGTTGGGTCGATAAAGCAAGCTTCAACCTTGTCTTCTTTTTGAGCCACTTCCTCAACTTCGCCAGATATCTTCTTTTCTTCTTCCACGGTTTCGTTAAAGATTCCGAATCTCTTTCCATCAATACGGAACGTAGTACACCCTTTCGCCCCACCTTTCCATGCGTTAACATATACTTGTTTGAATGAATCATAATCGACATCACCACTTACGTTACAGGTTTTTGAACATGCACTGTCAATATAGTGTTGAGCTAATAATAACACTTCAAGGTGATCATTAACACTAATACTATCTGCAGTACGACCTTCTACTCCATGCGAGTAAGCATAGTCTTTTACGGTTTCAACAACTGGACCATCAAATGTCTGTATTGTTCTATCATATTTATGACTAAAAACAGGTTCAATTCCTCCACTAACATTGTCACTAATAATACTAATAGTACCTGTAGGTGCTATAGATGTAAGATGGCTATTGCGTATTCCATGTTCTCTTATAAGACTTTGAACAGAAGCAGGCAATGACCTAATGTAATTACTTTTAAGGTATTCTCTTCTAAATAAAGGAAAAGCACCTTTCTCTTTTGCTAATTCAGCAGAAGCTTTATAGCAGTTATCTCTTAGACATGCAAAGATTTTCTCTGCCCATGTCATGAATTCTTTTGATGCATATGGATAACCAAGCATTTCACCAGCATTTGCCATACCAGTAACACCTAATCCCATACGTCTTTTATTTTTAGCTTCATCTTCTTGTGCTTTGAGTGGATAGATAGTTCTATCAACGACATTATCCATAGCCTGTACAACTGGCTTTATATCTTTCTTAAATTGGTTAAAGTTAAAAACATAACCTTTACTATCTTTCTCAAGATATTTAGTCAAGTTAAATGAGCCTAATAAACAAGCACCATAAGCTGGTAATGGTTGTTCACCACAAGGATTAGTTGCATAGATATCTTCGCAGTACCATAGGTTATTCATCTCTTTAATTCGATCAATAAAAAGAACTCCAGGTTCTGCCCAATCCCAAGTTGAAGACATTATTTCATCCCATACCAGTTGGGCTGAAAGAGTGCCACGATGCTCACCATTAAAGTAAAGGTCATAGTCAGACCCACTGTCCAGAGCTTCCATAAATGCATCTGTAATCCCGACTGATATATTAAACCCTGTGAGCTTATCATTATTACGTTTAGCTCGTACAAAGTCAAGTATATCAGGATGGTCAATCCTAAGAACACCCATTTGTGCTCCTCTCCTGTGACCAGAGCTAGCAATCGTTTGACACACCGCATCAAACACTTGCATAAAAGAAATAGGACCACTAGACTTTGAGTCAAGAGACTTAATATGATCGCCCCTAGGTCTGAGCTTACTGAAATCGTATCCAATACCTCCTCCCTTTCTCATAGTCTCTGCAGCTTCACTTGCTCTTTTCATAATACATTCCATGCTATCTTCAATATCACCTGATACAAAGCAATTATAAGCAGTAGTAATACGATCAGAACCTATGGCTGATTGTACTCGACCAGCAGGTAAGAATCTCATTTCTCCTAATATATCTTCTAGTACGAATCTATGTTCGTCTCCATCTGAAAGTGTTCTTGCTATCCTCTTTATTTTATCATTGAAGGTCTCTCCCTTCTGTCTGTATTTCATTTCATCTATTTCTTTAGCGATGGTCATAACTGGACCTTCGTAATCTCTATTTCTTAGCATATTCTTACCTCTATTGTTAATGACGGACTGCCCCTTAAAGGGCGTTTTTTATGCTAAGCTTGATATTCGCCAGTTCTAATCATTTCAGTAACTTCTATAGCTCGATTACCTACCTGTTTAGCCCAATTTGAATCCATCATTTCATTTGCAGCTGTATCATAATCATGAGCTTCTAATGCAGCCATAGCATTTTTAAACTTCATAGCAGTACCTATTCCTACATTAAAAACAAAGTTAACCATGGCTTCTTGTCTTATACTGTCTAGATCTCTCCACCAGCTCATATAATCATCTAATAAATCTTCTGTTCTAGTAATATCATTCTCTAATAAATAGTCTATTTCAGCTTCAGACAAGCCTACATCCTCTAGGTTTCTACCTACACCTATTGTCCATTTATCTGAAGTGCATTTATAAAGTGTATTCTTCACACCCTCATGTCGTCTTAATGTTTCGATTAATTTACTCATGTGTATGCCTGCCTTGCTCGTTTTATTTTCTTTTTAGCTGCTGGAGTGTTTGCAACATATTGTTTACCTTGTTTTGTACCTTTTCTCTTTGCCCTAGTGGTTGCAGCGTGTTCAGCTGCTGTGAGAGTTCCCACAGCTTTAGCTGGCATATACCTTTCGCCAGTAGCTTTCGGACCTTGTTTAGAATTTTTTCCACTTTTAGTTCTCCAATCTTGTTTAGTCCATGCTTTTAAACTTTTTTGTGCTTTTGTTAATACCATTACGCTGTGTATCCTCCTCCTCTTGCCTTATATTCTTTAGCTGCTAATTGCATTTTTCTTGCAGAATTTTGTCCAGCAGAACCTCCTTTATTTCCTGCAATCCATTTTTTAACTATTGCTTTTCTTAATGCAGGCTTATCATAATTGCCTGATGAGTTAATTGTTGATTTCTTTTTCTTCTTCAAAGGTACTTTCTTTTTTCCATTCATAATCATCAGCCTCCTTATGACAAATACAATTACATTCTTCTAGCTCACATTCATATAATGCACAAGTTTCACATCTCATTTGTTAACTACCTTTTTGACTATAGAGTATTCTAAATGGCTTATCAGTATTTTTCGCATATTCTCTGCTCTTTGTCTATCTGTAAAAGAATATTCTCTAATATCATCATGACTTATTCTAAGTGAAAAAACATAGAAAGCACCTTTCTTTACAATACTAGATGCACTTCCCTTTGCAACCCTTGAAGGGCTAATTAACGTACCAAATTCTGTTTCAATAATATTTGTCATTTAGTCAATCCCTTTTGTTTTTCATATGTACGAAGACCACCTAAACCAAGCATACCCATAAGTACAGTCATAAGCGAACCCATGTCAAATGTAGGAAGCTCTGGAATAACAACACCTAAATAGGCACAAAGAAACATTGTTACAGGTGCTAACACAAAGTGCCATGCTAAAGCAATACCACATGTCCAACCTATAAACGGTCTCCAACCAGCTACAAATATACTTTTATGTTTAGCTTCTTCTCGATTAATTGCTAATTGTCCTTTAGCTAACTCTTGAGCGTGTGTCTCAGCCATTGTAGCGACTTCATGAGCTAACTTATTTTTCATGTCTTTATCTTCTATAAACTTACCAAGAAGATTACTGACTGGTCCTATTAAAGCAGTAAGCATTATATGTGTTCCAGATGACAGTGATTAGAGCCTACAGGCACATTGACAGTTTTTACAGCACCCATTTCGCATGAACTTAATAACATTATAGACATACTTAATAAAGCCAATTTGTAATAGTTTTTCCTTAAACATTTCATACTCCTTTATTTATCCTCTTTTTTAATTTTACATTTAAATCTGCATCAAGACTATTTTTTATAAATATAGATATGGCGAGATGTGTATCACCAAAGAATAATAACCTATCTCTATAATACAATCTTCCTTTCCTATCTAGTTCTAACCTAAATCCGTTGTCCTCATATACACTCATTTGTTTAACCACATTGCTCCTAATATTGCTATAAAGCCAACAACAATACTTATGAGAATAAATATAGCAATAGCATCACCTATTTGTCGTCTTAGCTTTTGTTGTGCATAAACTTGTTTTTGTCTTTCTTTTCTTATTTTACCTTCCATAGCCAGTAACTCATCGTATGCTCCTGGACCATGTGTCATGTTTAGAAAAACCTTGAGTTCATATCTTTGTTCCTCAAATTTCTTTTTGGCTGCGTAAGCTTGCAAGGCAGTTGCTTCAACAGAGTCTTGACCAAATAACTTATCAAACACTCCTGGGTTCTTTGCTTGTTTTTCTGCATTGTCAACATCTGATACTGCTCCCATCCATCTTGATAGGTCTCCAGCCATTTGTTCTAAGTCTCTGCCTGCAGCAAAGCCTGCTTTGATAGCAGAGAAGGCTTTACCAGCTACTCCTACTGCCAGTGATACCGTTACTGGATCTACCATTTAATACACCTTTGTTTTATTATTTACCTTTTTAGGTTCACATACAGCAGTATATTTCCTC